AACCAGCACCACCTATTATATGACCGGCACTTAAAATTTTCAAGTTTGTATTTACAATTGTGCCGGATGCACCTGTTACAACATTACCATTAGCACCAAATCCAAAACCGCCAGGAATATTTGTGAATATTAGTTGGTCACCATTTGAATAACCAGTTCCCCCATCATTGATTGTTAATTTACCAATAATTCCAAGATTTTTTATTCGTGTATTAGCTATTGCCGATGCGATTGGAACTGAAGTATAATTATTTCCACCAGTTGATAAAACAATTGATGCTATTGGTCCTGTATTTCCATACACAAAAAATGTTAAAGTATTTGCTAATGCTGTATTTGCATTTCCACTGGCTCCATTACTATATGCACCAATTGCAGTTAAGTTATATGTATCAATAATATCAGAATTAATATTATATGTATTCGGATGTGTTAAATTATCATCAAAAACTTCAACAACTTTTGCATTTGCGTCAGAACCGCCACCACCAGAAAACAAAATAAAGTTATTTACTTGAAACCCGGCACCACCAGAAACCACACTAACATTTGACACATTTCCAGATGACACATCTGAAATAATCACAGTTCCTCCAGAGCCAGAGCCCCCAATGACCGGTACTGAATTTCCTACAGTATATCCGGAACCACCATTAGCTATAGCTACAAAAGATATGAATCCACTAACAATATTAGCTGATAATGTTTCTTCGTCTATATTTTTTGCAAAAACTTCTTCATTTGCCGTAAAAGTGCCTTTATTTTTTGAAATAAAGAACTCGTTTATTCGTATTCCTGATTCAAAAGATACAGAAACTTTCTCAATTTCTGCTGTTGCTGTAGAAGTGTTTCCTCTAATGAGAGTATTTTCGAATTTTTTTAAACTAGAAACGGATTCATCTGAAATTTGATTTACAAATGTGTTGGCCACTCTAATGGATTTTTCTTGAAACCATTTACCAGAAGAAGCCACTAAAATATCATTTTTAGGATAGTATATCTCTGCCGATTCGTTAAACAATAATCTAAAAAAAAAGTTGTATGCTTTTTCTGTACCTTTAGCACGATAAAAATCTTGAATATTTTTTAATAATTTTGATTTATCGGCTTGAGCATCTTTTGGTATAGCTAATAAAAATTGATTAAATAAATGATTGTTAAACTCATTTAATCCTGTTTCAGTAATTTTATCCGTATCAAAATAATTAGGTAAATTTTTTGCACGTTCTGTAGTTTTACCAAATGCCAAAGTTGTATTTGATTGTTCCAAATACTCATAATATGCTTTGATAAATGCAATAAATGTTGGATGATCCGATTTTACAAAATCAGGTAATTGATTGCTAACTACCGTTGAGATCTTGTTATTTGTTGCCATTTAGGTTTCACTCTTCATTGTAACCAAAATAGCTGTAGGATCTTCTGGATCTATTGATAACAATCTATTTCTAGAAGGAAGTATTGTTGTGTCTAAAGGATATATGTTTAGTGTTAGAACACCGGATGCATAATTTGGGTTTGATGTAATTGATGTTGGTTTAAAATTAGTAATATTAATTTGACCTGTATCATAATTTATAGTGCCAAAGTTTTCATTTAGTATGACTTTTTCTCCAGTTGTTCCCAATATGTAATAGCTTCTTAATACACCAATCGATGCTGACAAAACGGATATCGCAGTTGCTCCTGAACCCGTATCATCTGTAATTGAAACAATTGCAGCAGTATAGTTTGAACCTTTATTTACAATGTTAATAGAAATTATTTTTCCATTTACAACCACTGCTTTTCCAGTTGCGCCAGATCCATCACCTGTTATTTTAACGGTAGGACTATCTGTATAACCAGAACCTGAATTTGTTATCTCAATACTTTCAACACCGGTAAATGATAAAGGTGTTTCTTCAATTAATGCATCTCTCGAAATTCCTGCCCCATCTAAAATTGAAAACGTTGGATATGAATATAATTTTTCAGTATAAAGTCCGCGACTTAATGGCACGGAAAAATCAATAACATAGTTTTTTAACTCGTTTAAAGTTGGTTCAAATCTTTTTTGAATGACCGTTTCTACAGAACTTCCTAAAAATGAATCTTCACCAGATGATATTAAATTTTGTAATTTAGAAGTTCTATATGCAGAATTAAATTTTTCAAGATCTGTATCATTATAAGAATTAACAATATTTTTAACAATATTTGCTAAAGAAGCCTCATCTAAAATTGTATTTTTTATATTATAATTTACAGCAATTTCAAATTTTAAGTATAGAAAGTCTGGATCAACTATTTCAGGTGTTACCGTAACTACATTTCTATTTGAAATTAATTCTTTTACTATTCTATCTTTTTCAGCTTGTGTAATTACATAACCACTTTTGGGCTTCATGGAAATAAAAATTTTACCATAAACAACAGGAATATTTTCTTCACCGCCCCAAACAGATATGGATTCTACGTCTGGATAATCTTTTAGTAAGAGAGTTCCGTAATCATCTTTTGTAACTGCACGATTTTGAGCAGTATAAAATCTTGGTGCCAAAAACTTAATTCTATCAATTGTATCTCGTTGTGATCCACCTGCAGCCGCGGAAATTGAATTCACAACAACATTTGAAAAAGAACCTAATGAAGAAATAAAAGTAAATGAATTTGCTTTATTTGACGCTTGGCCATCAGAGGAAAGATACTTTAGATTAACTATATTATCATCTGATAAATTTTTTCCTATAATTCCATCACCAAAATATATGTTATAATTATCTTCATCCGTTTCTTCCAAGAAATATACTTTTGAATTTGAATCAAGTGTAGTTACATCATCTGCAAGAATAAATGTATTTTTTGTGGAATCAACTGAAGAATTTGTAATAGAGACAATCAAAGTTGAAGTATCAATGTTTGCATCAGGTATTAAAAATCTTCTTTTTGTATTTGTTGCATCAACAACAACATTATATGTTATTGTTTCACCCTGTGTAATCAAAACATTTGAAAAAGTATATGTATTTGATGTTACATTTTTTGATGCTGAATATGAATCTAAATTCACGAAAGTATAGTTTACACCGTCAATTTGTTGTGATTGAAATTTACTGTGTGCCGGAAGGGTAATTGTTGATAGCCCACTTGTTGGATCAGTATCCGCTACAACAATATCAATAGATGCAGTTGCACCTTTTGTCGATGTGGGAACATAATTTAAATGCTTTGCATGAGATGCAACTGAGTTTCTTAATGTGGCACTATCTAAAAACATCTCATTTCCTATCATATTTAAATAATAGGCCATGTAATGAGTATTATATGATAAAACATCCAATAATATGTTTAATCCAGAACCCTCAAAGTCATATTCCGTAAATTGATTTTGGCTTCTTAGATACTCTCTTAAATTTATTTTAATTGTATCAAAATCAAGTTCTGCTATTCTTAGAACTGTATTTGAGGTTGTCATATTATCTTACTCTTTCCAGGAACAAAGTTATTACTGTTGGTGCCGTATTATTTACAATAAAAAATTGTATTGATACTTCAAATTTATTCTCATCTTCTCTTGCTTGTACAACTACTTCTTTTAAAGTTACTCTTGGTTCAAAATTCTTTATTACATCTTGTATCGCACGTTTTATATTTTGTGTGGCTAAAGGTCCATAATTTTCAAATAATTGTTGTCTAACCGAAGAACCAATTTCGGGATGAAATGGTTTTTCATAGTTTGCTAAAAAAACTAGATTTCTAACTGAACGAATTATTGCTTGATCACCTACACGAAAAGCAACATCCTTCGTTGAGGGATTTCTAGTAAAATTTAGATCTAAATCTCTAATAGTTCTTTTTATTGTGGCCATATTTTATTTATCTAAGAAAACCAAGAAGTTTTTGTTGTCCTATTTGAGTATCAAGCAAAACTTTACCACATGGATTATCATATATGCTTTCAATTAGAGAAGATAATGCCGCCTGTGTTAATCTTTCAAGTGCTTGCGAAAAAAAGTTATTATCCGAATCTATAATATTTTGTATTAAACTTGTAATTTCATTAATCCTAGAAACAATCTCATTAACATCCGCAAGACAGTTATTAATTTGAGCTATAAATCCTGCTATTTCACTTGCATGACCGTTTAATAACGAACTTGAAAATAAACCAGTCATACTATTTAAAAAACTAAAACAATTTGATACACCATCAACAGCGTTAGAAAGATTTTCTAAAGAACGACCTACGGATAAGATTCTATCAAGACCTGGAGTTGAATTTGTGCCTTGTGGTATTAGACCTGACAAAATTTGTGTGTGCGTGCTGAATAATGCAAGTTGTTCAGACAAACCACCCACACCACCAGTTCCTACCGCATTTAATATGCTTGTTTTTTCACCGGCGCTCAAACATGCACTATTAGTAACAACACTATAAATTGACGTTAAATTACCATCAAGACTTGTTATTGCATCCCCTACAGGGTTTTGAAATATTGCACTTCGACCTTCATTTACAAAAGTTTCAAAGATACTTTTTTGTGTGGGGGAAGCAATTGTTCCTGCAGGAATACCGCTAGGAAATGCTAAAGATTCCGGTATTGATACCGGTGAAGTTGGACTTGCAATTGGATTTACAGCTGTCATGATTTTTTCCTTTAATTAACCTCCGGCAAAAACTGTTGATGAACCAGTAAGAACCATTGAACCGCACTCTATCATGTCGCCAATTCTACCACAGCCAAGGCCATTTATAAAAACTGTGGTTGATCCAACAGCCAAAACACTATCATGAGATCCTTGATTGGGACAAGAATGTGTTGCCCAATGATCAGTTTGTCTATGAATACCACGACCTTCTACAAATACATTCAAACTTGACGTATCGTTTACTCTGGGCGGAAAACAATCATGACCTGTGCATAGGTCAGATAATAAAGTTACTCCTGGCATTTTATTCTCTCGTTAACAATAAAAATTTTTCTATTTGCTTTTCTATAATTTCTTTACGATTTGGCCACTTGATATAAATCTTCTCTGGATTTTTTGCTAAATTCTGTAAAAGAGGTAATATCATATCTTCAACTTTTTTCAGACGATCTCGTATTTCAAGTTCAACAAGACGTTTATGTTCATCAACATCAACTTTAGATATTAAACTATCTAGTTTTTCCTCTAGTTTTTTTACATCATCAGTTGCCGCCGGAACAACAGGCGTTGGTGATATTGTCAATGACTTTATATATTCTTCTTCGTCTACCGCGCTAAATCCAAAATCGTTTTCTGACATTTATTTTACTCCAATTTTTTTATATTACTATTGTGCATCTTATCCAGCAGGTCCGCGATTAGATGCTAATCTCCGTTGTTGCGCCTCTGCCAAAGATTTCGTTGGCTTTTGTGCAAACATTGAGAAATCTGGTCTAATTGAACCATCCCTTGAATCTGTTACAAAGGTAATTTTTTCCCAAGGTATTTCTGATTGTTTATAATAAGTCTCGCCATGACCCCTATATGTCAAATTCTTAGCTTCAGTATCTAAAGTTCTATTTTTTCCTTTTCGTTTGTAGCTAACATGCAACCAACTGATCTGAAATATTGATTTCCCGAACCTATTTCTGGGACTTCATAGATCAACTGATCATACTTTAGATTATTTTTGATCCATAAAACAACTTCAAGTAAGAATTTTCTATCCGTACCACCCTTAAAAGATAGATCCGCAGCTTCTCCTGTTCCGTGTTGACCCTGAACTTCACCCAATCTCCAACCACTATTGATTCTAAAAGTACCAAATTTAGTTTTAAGAGGTT